AACCAATGTTTACCGACCTGCCAGCCCCACTTCGCTCGTGACCCATAGACAGCTGCCCTCGACTCCACTCACGATAAGGCTTCAGAATCGGCCCATCATTGATTACAATCAGATTTATCTCGCCCCCGTACGTCAAATTGACATCCCATGAAGACAGTGATTGACGAAAGCCTTCTTCTCTGACTAGCCCTCGTTCATCAGCAGGGAAGTAGACAGCTACTACAAGACTGATTTCTGGCAAGTCTATCATGCTACCTACCATCGTATTCTACCGGGACCTGAACCCATCGATGAGTATCGAATAGCATTCGAAGGTACGATCTCGTCGAACGTCTTCTCGAACTCTAACATCTTCCCACATCGTCGACAACGACGAGTTCGACCATACCAGAACATCTGCCACATTCGACAGTGCTGACAGATAACGGACTTACCAGATAGAGTCATGACTTCTCATCCCAGCCTGGGGGTTTGTCTCCAAGTCGAACACCTGACCACACATGCTGCCATGGGTCGAAGAAAGCATAGAACACAGGCGGGCCAGGTGTGTCAACATAACGCTGAGCATATTCACTCTCAAGTTCATATCCTGTGACATTCTCAAGGAACCAGCCATAAGCGTTGAACCATCGCTGGGCATACAACATTGGCCGACCATTCCAAGCATAAGCATGGCGATGAAGAATTACGCCTGCCAGCCCTTCCGTCCTAATCTCATAGAGATACAGAACCTCACCACCGGTTTGTCCAGGACGAGGAGGCATCAGACTCACAGCTCCGATATCGTCGTTGCGCATTAGTGCCATAGCCCAAGGCGTCAAGTCGAGATCGTCAACAAGAGAATAGCTGTCATCTGTCATGAGAACCAGTGGAGATACTGCAAGAGCAGCTTGTATTCCCTCGTTTAACGCTCCCCCGACCCCGCGTCCATGTGTGTGAGAGATTACAGCCTCAAAAGGACTATATGAGACAATTTTGGCGACTTCATCTTCTGAGACAGCAACTGAATCATTAACAAGATGTAATCGAAGTTGACCTGTGTAATGCAAATGACGACCCCAAGAGATAACGGTCTGCTTCGCGCCCATCAGACGGGAAAATCCACCCTCAGAATTTGGGATGAAGAGCGGAGAAACAACAGTTATGGCTGGGAGCTGCACAGTTTACCTCCCAAATGCTTTTCTAACATAATAGCCAATTCATTAGGCTCGTCATAACACCGTGCAATCCAGTCGAAGTGATTGAGATAACGCTCCTTCTGACAGCCAACAAGGACGATGTCAATCAACCTACCGTCGGGAGTAAACTCGTGTTGGCACAGCAGCCCCTCGAGTTCCATTCCCACCGATACATTGTAATGAACACCAACAGCAAAATTGTCCAAACGTACAGAGCCCCAGAGTTTTTCGACTAGTGTGTTTTCGAAGATGTATGGGAAGATTAGATGACATACTTCCTGAATAATGCCCTTGCCTCTCATGCTCGGATCAATCATTGTCCGTGCCCACTCTACTCGTCGGTTGCCGGGCCCGAAGTTATGGAAACTAGTGAAACCACAAGTCTGTTCTGTAGCTTTTTCTACGATTGTGAGAGCATATCCTTCACACTCTTCTAGAAAACGAATAGTCTGTTCGAGCGATACAGGTCGAGTATCGAAGAAAGCATTTCGGCTGGCATTCCGCCAAGAAACCATTTCTGTCGCATCAGACAGAACCGTATTTCTCACGATACACAAATCGCCGACAAGTGGAAAAGCAATCGCTATAGCTGGCAGCATTTTAGATCCCGCCACATCTCGATAGTACCGTTCAGTTGGACCTCTTGACGAAACCCGACGTCAAGATAGAGACTTCGAGCTACATCGTTATCAGCTCTTACGACTAGACGGACTCGACGAAAGCCTAATATCCACGCTTCTTCTAGAGCCATAGTAAGAACTGAATGTCCGAGACCCTGACCGTGCCTCCCTCGGACTACCATGAATCTCCCGAACTCTACCTCTACGCCGTCTGCGTTGTAAAAAGCGAAAGAAGCAATTGGTCCTTCGCTCGTCTGCTCGACGATGTAGGTCTTAGATGCCGCTAAGAGTCGATGAGTCTGAACAGACGTCGCCACGTCTTGAGATAAGAAGTAAGAAGCAAGCTCGTTTCTAAGACTGACAAGCCAGCCTACATCGTCATCTCCTGCCGGACGTAGCTTAAGGCTTAAAGCTGCAGATACCATCGATAACTCTTCCCTGCTCCTCGTCTGTCATCCCTACATAAGACGGGATAGTGAGGATCTGAGTCGCTAACGCTTCTGTCCGAGGTAGCGACTGTGGCGAAGCAAGACCTTCGTCTACTCCCCAGAATGGCTTGTACTGATTGATTGGTGTGTAGTGGACTGTTGTTGAGACCCCGAGCTCTTCTAGATGATCGTGAAGTCGAACACGATATGGCGTTCGAATGATAAACTCTTGCCAGCTGGGAGAGCTTGGCAGTCGTACCTTGGGAAGTACCAGCCAGTCGAGATTATCGAGACCCACTCTATAGTTATCGGCTATCAGGCGTTTCTCGGCAAGAGCTCGATGTAGCTCTGACCACTGATCAAGAGCTAGAGCCGCTTGGAGATCATTCGCTCGATATTTGAAGCCCGATTCGTTGATCTGATACTGCCACTTGTAGCTGCTAGACGTTCTATCCCAAGTCGTTCCCTCGATCCCACACCAAGCAAGAGCCGCCAGTCGCTGTCGATTAGCCCCTTCAGGCATTACGAGCATTCCTCCGTCACCTATCGGTAGCATCTTCGTCGCCTGAAAGCTGAAACAGCCAGTCTCAACAGTACCGACGTGTCGCTCGATATGATAGGTGCCTAACGCATGAGCAGCATCCTCGATAATTGAACAGCGTCCACGGAGACGAGTCAGATCTGCTGCCATACCACCCATGTGAACAGCAATTACTACATCGCTGTTAACCATCTTATTCAGAGCGTCATCTTGATCAATGCAGAGATCATCCCCGACCTCAACGAAGATTACAGGCTTGCCTGCGTAGAGAGGTGCCAGAGCAGTCGAGACGAAAGTGATACCGGGAACGAGAAAGCGACGAGCTTCGGGATAGAGAAGAACAGCAAGGTGTAGCGCTGACGTACAGCTATTGAGCATTAGACAACGCTCTGCTTCTACGCCAACGTATTCAGCAAAGCGTTTCTCGAACTCGATCACCATCGCACCGGTACCCCACCAACTAGAACTAAGCGTCTCGTCCAGTCTAGGGTGTCCTGCCGAACAGAGCAGAGACGGTCTGAATACTGGGATAACCGGCAAGTCCATTACGGCGCCTCGATTCGTATTCCTGTTGCCCCGTTGCTAAACGTCTCGATCTTAACCCACCACTCGGGGAAGTGAACTTCTACGTCAGTTAAGAACTGTGGTAGCGACCAGCGATTATCTGGAAACGTCTGACCGGCTGCTTCGGTCGTACCCGTATGAGATTCCCAACTCCCATCAAAGGCGTCTACGATATAGACTCGCGACTTGACAACTCGCGCTAGTTCCTTAAGAACGACTTCGTACGACGAGAGGTGCCTGATCACCTCCATACAAAGAGCAGCGTCAAACGAGGCATTCTTGAAGGGTAGATTATCGTTAAGGTCCCGCAGACGAAGAGCTCGAATAGGGACGCGAGTTCTAGCAATTCGTAACATCTCTTCTGAACCATCAACGCCGACGTATCGACAGCCTGTCAGAAGAGGAGCCATTCGAGCAGTACCGCAGCCAAGATCGAGAAACCGTCCTGTCTGAGGCCCTATCCAGTCGGCGACTTCCTGACGAAAGGCGTCGATACCAGACCCATCCCAGAACGACTCTACCCAGTCAGCAACGCCGAACTTGTCCCACAGACTTAGCATAGCTACACCTCTTCTGCATCTGCGATCATATTCGCCATCTCGTCCCTCGTAATCCAATGAGCAGGAGATGACGACAGATAAGTCCAGGGTTCTCCAGCACCTACCGGAGCAACTGTAGGCGGGTACAGAATGTAGTAATCGCCATCTTGCTCGCAGCGTAGAGATTCTGAATAGTCTACCAATCGTTCGTCGATCTTCTCACCTGGTCGCATTCCTGTTATCTGTGCTGGTTTGCCGCCAGCAATAAGCTCAGCAAGATCGATGATTCGCATAGCACCACAGCGATAGACACATGTCTGTAGTCCAACAGCTTCGTTCGTAAGAGCATAGACGATAAGGTCAATTGCTTCATCAATCGACAACCAGAATCGACTCATATTCTTGTCAGTAACTCGTACCTCGCCGAAGTCCTTCAACTGCTGTTGAAAGATAGGAATCACACTACCCGTTGAACCTACGACGTTGCCATACCGTACTGTCGAGAATCGTGTCTCCCGACCATTCGCTGCTGCGAACATACGCTCCATAAGAGCTTTTGTCATCCCGTAGGTGTTAACGGGCAGACACGCCTTATCAGTACTGAGCCCAACAACTTGCCGTACACCAGCCCGAAGTGCTGCTAGCACAACGTTTCGCGAGCCATGAATATTCACGTCAATGCACTCCTGAACGTTGTACTCGGCCTCGGGGATGTACTTGAGAGCAGCAGCATGAATGATGATGTCATGACCAGCAGCAGCAGCTGTCAGTCGTTCGAGATCACGAACATCGCCAAGAACACAGCGTACTTCTGGATATCGACGCTTGAGCTCGTACTGTTTGGTTTCATCACGAGATAGGCAAGTTACTTCGCAGGGCCAAGACTCTCGACGAATTCGACGTAGGAGTCCTCGCCCTAAGAAGCCACTCCCCCCAGTTACGAGAATTCGACCAGTCAGCATAGAAGTCTCCTTTGAGCGATTGGGAGCAGGACGACGACTCACGGTTAACCTGGTGGCAGGTGAGGCACGCTATCCCCGACCTGCTCCCATTTACGCTCTATTCAGTTGTAGGATAACTCGCCAAATTCGCCTCGATGAATTTGACTCTCACTTAGCCTAAGAACTCGATACCCTCTTTCTTGCAGCCAATCGTCTCGCCGCATATCTTCCTCCCTCTTCCCTGGCAAGTTGTGCCAGTACTCCCCATCACACTCTACAACGAGTCGACGACGAGGGATGTAGAAATCAACTACGAACGGACCGATTGGGTACTGAGAGCAGTATCGAACCCCTAGACTCTCTAACAGATCTCTAACTATCATCTCGATAGACGTTGGAGACGTTGTTCTAGCTAACTTAAGACCGGGAGTACATATTCGAAGACGTTCCTCCCTTGACAGACCAGCCCAACGCTTTTTCTGAGCTTCAGAGATACGTCGACCCGTCTCGAGAGGACGTTTCATCCCTCTGTGAGAAGCTCCTATTCGTTGACGCTGACTAAGCGGCAACGTCCTACCTTTCTTAGCAGCAACCTGTCTCGCTCGATAGTCGGGATCTTGCCAAAGCTGGTGAGTTCTTTCACTGTGTCTAGCTCTTGCTCCAGGAACAGAGAACTGGCGAGCATTAGCCTCCCGCAGCTTAGCTTTAAAAGCATCCGTGCGGACGAACCGACCTCTACCAGTTCTCTCTTCCATCTATCTAGCCTCTACTGAGCCGCTCGGTTTTTCCAAGGGGTATAATAACTTGGGCCTGGCCTAGGCCCTACGACCCCACCATCTGTGAAGTAAGGATCAGCCGGGAATGGCTCGCGCTCGTGCTGGAGCGGGCAGACCTGTACGTTCTGGATCCTAGCAGCAAGCCATGGCGTCCGCATGACCAACCGTGGCTCAAGCTTCGTAATCCAGTAGATACACCAGTTCGACCGCATCAGCGTTGTAGCGAACGCTCCCTCGACCATGATCTCCTGAGCACCTGCCTGAAGGACCGATCGCATCGGTGCAGCGTTGTAGTCAGCGTACTCGAGGTACGTAACTCCCCGCCCGCCGACGACAGACATCGGGATCAGGTAGATGTCAGAAGCAAAGCATCCTGCCACGACGTTAGCGTTGGTCGTGTTCGTCGCTTCGGCAATACCATCGTCGAGGACGACCTCGATTCGCTCACCATCAATCAGGAGATACTTCCCGGCCCGCATCTCGTCTCGCATTCGGACCTGCTCCGTGCCCTGAACAACGACTTCCTGGTCGCCGGTCACTTGGCATCGGTACGTCAGGTAGGAACACGGCCACACAGCTGTCAACTCGTAGAACATCGTCGACCGCATAGCAAGAACCCACCGTACGGGCATGACTCCCGTCCGCTCAGCCAGATCCTTCACGTAGTGGTAGGCCGCTGAGACCGTAGCCACGATCGATGTCCCACCAGCTGCGTTGTCAATGCGTCCGTAGTTGAAGTTCTTCAGGTCAGAGTCAACTGCGTAGCACCGCTGGTTCGTCTGAGCGTCGACGTATCCCGTGTTGATCAGCTGGTCGAAGCCGGTCATCTCCATGTAGCCACCACCGACCGAGTTGTTCACCGGGTTCCCCTGCCACAGCTGAACCGAGACCAGTCTGTGAAGAGAAACGTTCCTCTCCCACATCAGCTGCTTGATCTCGTTCTTCAAGAGATCTTCAGGAGTCGCCACGCTCTCGGGACCGGTATTGAAGACACCGGACTGAGCAATCGGGCTACCGACGAGAACTAGGTCCATCGGGTCTGCACGATCGCGAAGCTTACCAACTCGATCGAACTCGATCTCTCGAGTTGACCTGGAGTACCGTCCGAAGACCGAAGTGATCAGACACGTCTTCTTGAGACCAGCTGATGGCGGTCTCTCGCAGACGGCATTCTGCTCACTCCCAGTATCACCGGTGACTCCTGTAATCACGTAGTACGTTGGGTTCGTGTACTGAGACGGCGTTGCTGGCAACTGACCGAGAATTCCCTTGTTCCCAACGACTGTGTGAAAGACTGACGGATCGACGCCCGGGAAAGCGAGGTTGCCACCCGGACCGTGAATGTACTGTCCTGTGGGTACACCCGTTGCATCGTGCTTGTACCCTACACCGTACTGCCCTGCCTGAGCCTTCTGAAGAGCTGGCAGGAGTTCTTTTGCGAGTTGTTCGATTACGTCCATACTACGCCTTCTTTCCTGTCAGCTGAGCGAGGTAGGCATCCGTTGGATCGCTTCCCCTCTGCTCGAGTGACTTCTTTTCTTCGTCAGTGAGTTCTTCACCACCGCCAGCAGTCGCACTCTTACCAGCGAGAGCCGGATCACCAACTCGAGGTCGGAGGAGTGCAGAGATCTTCTCGTCGTCACTCTCCGATAGAGTCTTGATCGCCTCTGCTGTCTTAGTCGACTGACCTTCGACAGTAGCAAGTCGCTCACCAATGGACTTCACTTCTTCGAGAACTGGGCCGAGGACACTCTTGAGTAGCTCAGTCAGCTGCTCGGTGTTGAGTGACTTCTCCTCGACTTCGACTTCGGGCTTCTCTTCCTCACCTTCGGGCTTGACTTCAGCTTCGGGCTTCTTCTCTTCGCCTTCAACTAGAGGCGGTGTCACTTCAGGATCGTCACCGTTCGACTTGAAGGCGATGTCGTCCTCAAGGGACTTTGTTTCGTTTTGAGCCTGCTCGATGACGGACTGGGTCAGCTCCGGTCCCAGAATGCCTTCGAGGAACTCCTTCTTCTTCCCCTCCATGGAGACCTCCTTTACTGCGCTGAACCGGGTCCAAGGGTTAGCAGCATCACCCGACGGTGTTATCGACCGCTCGAAGACCTGCATCCAATCGTAGACCCCGTCCGCCTTGTCTTCTCGCCGATACCTGTAGCCGACAGACATCCCGAACTCTTCATCAGCGTGGGCCAAAAAGTACTCTGCTGATTTGCGTCCGAGTTCACTGTCGTCAAACGTCCCACTCTCGATCAACATTCGACCTTCCAGAGCTTGAAAGTCGCATTGACCAATCTCTGCTGTGGGAACGTGATACAGGAGCAGTGGCCCTCGCTGGCTAGACCGGTCAGCCCAATCGACAGCTTCTTGCAGTGCCTTGGTACTGAATATCTCGCCTTCTCTGTCTTTGAAGGCGTTTGCAGAGAATGAGATCCAGCGCGTTGCTCCTGTCCGGTCCTTGAATAGCTTCAGCTCGACTGATTTCTTGCCAGGCTGAATTGTCCTGAACGAGCCTTCTTGAAACTCTCCTGGGTCTGCTTGCCTGAAGCGAAGCGAGTTCTCAGTCTCGTCGAGCTTCGCTGCATGCATGCCGTTCTTATCGAGCCAAGCTTTCGCTCGACCGACATCCCAGTTCTGCTTGTCGAAGATCACAGTCTGGACTGACGTCGTCGTCTGTCCCTTCCGCCTGCCTATGACGAACTGAACACCCTGGACTGCTTTGTCGCCAAGCTCGACAGCCTTGTACTCAGGCGGATTCTCGACCCGAGTCGGAAGCTCTTGCGCTGCCTTTGCGATTCGATTAGCTCGATCAGTAGGAGAAAGCTCATCGTCATTCAAGATGTTGTCAAGAATGCTTCGAAACTGTTCCGTCTGACCAGTAATCTTAGCAGTCTCACTCATCGTCGCAAGGAAGCTATCGACTTCAGTAAACGACTGAGCGTTGCCGTACGGTCGATTCGACGATGGACTCTCAGTTGCAGGACAATCGCACTTGCTTCCAGTATCCTCGATTTTAGGCTTTTCAGTTTTCTCGCCTCGATCAACTACGTTCAGGACTTCTCCCATTCGTCTAAGGAGCTCCTTCATCGAGACTAAAACTGAACTCCCGAGTCGACTTTCCGACTTCAGACCCTCAACGTCTCCTCCTTCTGACTCTACATCGAGTAGGCTGTCTGCATCTGCCATAGTACAGCCCTCCTTTACTTCCATTTGAATGACGTCTTGAACTGACCCAAATGTTTGGGCCAGAGACGTGAAACTACATCTGTAATTGAGATCCAACCACGACGGGCGAGAGCAGATACTTGTCTCTGGCCCATTCCGCCATGACCGCGGTAGCCTTGAACATAGCCTGCATACTCGGTTGGGTTGCCAACTGTTAACGAATAAGGACTGTCCCATCTCAGCGACCACGCACGACCAAGATCTCCTGTTCGCTTGCCACCAGCTCTTAAGCCCGTCTTTGGTGGGCGTGACTTCCACGGCATCCATGGCGGGTAAGTCTGCATGTTTGACTGAACGTCACGTCCGAAGCTAAGTAAAGCAAGTCGCGGAGTATTGAGGTCAGGCTGCTTGAATCGCTTCGGGACGATTGCTTTCAAGTAGATCGGCATCGTCAAGCACCTTTAACTACGACTACAGGTGAGAGGAAGCAACGACATCGTGGGTGAGCTGGTGGCTCTACTGTATCGATATCGAATTCTTTGCCGTTGTGATCACCACAAACGCTACAGACCCAAGGGTCCCTGACTGATCGCCACGTGACCCGCTTGATGCCGTCAGCTTTGTAAGCAGCTTGAGCTCCTTTAGCAAACAAACGAGTCACTTCAGTTACTGCGACGAGCTGAGCTCGCTGCGGACTGAAGATCTGTTCAAGCTGCTTGACGACGTAGCTCGTATCGTAGCCTTCTCGTGTCATCGTTGCTACTGCTGTACGGATCTGCTGTCGACTCGTTGCTTCGATCTGAGCCCACCACTCGTCCATATATGTTGGCAGGACTTCTTTCAGGAGGATCGTCTGAAGTTCTGTTGGTGGTTTAGCTTTGTAGCCAAGCGACTTCTGACTAGCTTGTCGTTCTAGCCAAGCTCTCATCAAACTCCGACCTGACTGAGTCCAAGAGTTCTTTGGAATGCTTCCTACGAGGTCGAAGCCTTCACGATGAGCTTCGTTGAGCAAGCTTAAGCCAACGCCTCGTCGCTGACTACCTGGAGATACTGAAATCTTGAACGCTCCACTATCAGGACCACTCGTTAGACCGTTGAAGGTACCTGACATCTTGCCATCAGGTCCGTAGGCTGCGATCCCCGAGGCCTGACCACGCTTGCCATAGTCGAGATTACACTTAGCAAAGCTGTTCGACTTCCCTTCAGGAGAAAGCTTCCCTTGATGAATCAGTGCGATGCTCTCTGAATGAAAATCTGGTTCGAACCCCCACTTAGCAGAACGAGCATAGTCAAGTTGATGTAACGACGTCTGAAGCTGTTCTGGAGTCAACTTCCCACCACCAGCAGACCCAAAGCGACCACGAGCATCATGAAAGCGATTGAACTTAAGCCCTGTAGACACTGCATCTGCACCAGCGAGGAGGATGACACCGAAGATCGGGCCCATTCTTTTGAGTGTATCGATCTTCAGTTGAGCCCAAAGCTCGTCAGAATCGAGTTCAGCGAGAGCTTTCGTCTTGAACTTTTCGCCTACGAAGCTCGAGAGCTCTGTCTCGATCTCGTTCAGCGTAGCTGTTGTCATTCTGCTGCCGCTTCGAGTCTATGCTTCATGCTGTTGAACGCTCTGAGGGCTTGTTCTGCTACTGTGTCTTCGAGCTCAAGGCGGTCGGCTTCGACGCCTTCGTCACCAGCTCTGACTTCGTCGTCAGCCTGCTTTACGCTATGCTTGAAAAAGTTGATCTCGCGTTCACGATTTCTAGCTTCAGCTTCGCTGTTGAAGCGACCAAGCACCTTACTATGGTCGTGGGAGTAGAGTACCCATTTGTTGCCTTCGTGGGAAATCACTTTGTATGCTTCGGCTTCAGCTTCAGAAAGCGAGTCGAAGTGCCCGATAACTTCGCCATTGAGTGTAGTTACATTCCAGCCGCCATCTGAGTACTGTACAGCCTTTTGAGCAACAGCGGGCCCCTGACCCCCACCGCCACTTGGAGTGGCGGGGCGAGCAGTTGGCGCTGGCTGCGTAGGTTTTGGGGCCCGCTGGGTTACCTGTGGAGGCTGCTTGTTCGGCTGAGCCGTACCTTCAACTGTTTCATCCGTTGTAACGTCTGAGCCACCGAGGTACTGGAACAGTTCTTCTGTCAAGTCGCCTTGATCGACTGCGATTTGTCTGGCTGCTTCTGCTGTGATTTCTGATGATTCAATCTGCAGTTTACGGGTTTCTGCTCGGGTCTTCGCCATGCCGACACGCTGACTTTCTGCGTCTAAGTCCTGTTCGTGGAACGAAAACTCGACGTTTGCAGGCAGAATCGTGTAGTTCATGAGCCGAGTGATCAGCTTTTGGAACATGCCGGGACCCTTACCACGGGTCTTCATATGAAGTATTTCTGACTGCTGCGAAGTACCGAGCCCACCGCCGGGTAACGGAGCAAGTTCCTGGTAATCGATGCCGAGAGCCATTGCTACAGCAGCGATGTACCACTTCATTGTGACATCGAGGTCGAAGGAGTCGGGCAGGCTCGCCATTTCAATAGTATCGTGGGACACTTCGGCTTTCGGGTCAATGCTTGACACCATAATTGGAATCATGTAACGGAGCAGACCGCGTTCATCAGCATTCAGCTGACCTTGGGACATCGCAGCACGTACCTTGTCTGCACTGATGCCGCGTAGTAGGTGGATTGCCCGGTCGTGTCTCCCGCCGACCTTTTCTCCTGTGTACGTCGTAACGTCCTTAATGATTTGAGCGGCAGCTAAAGCTCGCGTCATGACGGAGTACTGCCTACGTAGGAACGGTCCTGCGCTAGACTCAATCGGCGCTGGCACCTCGAAGACGGCCTTAACTTGGTACCACTTCAGCTTGTGCTGCTTGGAGTCCTTATCAATATAGATTACGGGCTGTTCTGGATTGCCCGTTTGGTAGCAGCGAGCTGAGTCCAAGTGGTTGATGCCGATAATTGGGGCGGACTCGTCGTCTTGGGCTCGTATGAACTCGATGTAAGCCCCGCTGTCTTGGTTGTAGAGGTCGAGCGAAAACTGTACGATGAAGTCTTCCCAGCCCATGCCGAGGTTAGCATTACTGAGCATGTACTGACAAGCTTTGACTGTTCGAGGTGGGCCTTTCAGGACGTACTCAAACGTAGCATTGCGTACAGCAGCTGAGGATACGGCGGAAGAAAGGATGTATTCCTGTGGGAAGAACTCACGTAGTTGGCGATCACGTACCTTCAGGTTACCACCCCACGGCTCAATGCCCTGAGCCATTTGAGCGATCCAAAACACGTAGGTATCGGAAGCAATGTTTGCTTCGCCTGTCTGGGTAGCAACAACAGAGCTGCTCAAGGCAGCAAGGTCTAGTGCCTTTTCGGCTGAACCGTCGCCGTTGCTTTTTCGTCTAGTCATGAGCTAAGTATCCTAAAGACTTGACGTCGTGAGAGATTAAAGCGTTTAGCGAGAGCATTCGCTGTGTGAGTAGCTTTGAGTCGGACGAGTTCTTTATCGCGAGCTTCGTTGCGGGGCTGTCTGGCACTAACTGCTGGTAGATCGTAGCGACAGACTGGCTGAGTACAGTCAAGACAGGTCGGAGATAGCTCACAGCCTGTGTCTGGGTACTCAGACTTTCTGCCCTCAACGACTTGTAGTGTCATCTTTTAGCCTTAGTTGACTGCTGTAAGCTGTTTCGCGACTTTGAGCTCGTAGTTCGTTCGTCTGCAGCGACGAATCTGTACTGCGAGTTGAGGAGTTTTCTGGTTCATCTGGTCTGTGTACTACTTTCAGTCTGATCACGATCGTGTTCCCACTGCTCTTGATCTTCGCGAAAGGTTCGTAAGGTTCGTCGAGCGTCGTAAGCAAAAATCCCGAAGAACAGAGCAATTAAGGCGAAGAGGATCATAATCAGAACGGCAGCGCCTCGATTGATAATTGCGATACCGAGTAAAGGAATCACAATTAAGAGTCCTGCAGGGAGCCACTCGACGAGAGACAGACTACTGCGCGGTTGATCAGATTTCTGGTTCATCTCTAGTGAGTGAATCCTACCTCTCGTTTCAAAAGTCGTAGACTCGTCCCGAGCAACACACTAGAGCAACAGCTCCAAGCATTTGTCTGTAGCCATCGACAAGCAGACAACTAGATCAATCTTCTTGTCTGGGTGACGCTTGACGATACGCATCGTCGAGTCTTGGTCCTTCTGAGTCTTTCCATTAGCGTTGCGAATGTGCTCCTTCAGATCAGGATCGCCGTCGTGTGCGATGCGTTGCATAATGATCAGATCGTGGAGCCTGCGGTCTGCTTCAAGCCGAGCACTCTGTTGTGAGAAGCCTTCAGCCCAGGCTATATCCTCCCTGTAGATCCTCTGCATCATGTCTACTAATTGATAAGCATCGTAAGCAATGTGAACGACGTTATGCAGAGGAACGTCCCAGCGACCAATCACACAGAGAGGACAATCATCGTGTATCGCTGGACGATATTGCGTTGGTCTCGGGTGCCCGTTGACACAGCCACCAAGACAGATCCAGCGGAGGAAGTCTTCTGGCTCTGAGTAGTCGATGATGCCTCCCTTCGGTGGTGTCCACTTCCTACAAGCTCGGACTGCTACATCGTCGTGTCGCTTAGGATGTCTCGAGACAGCTACGATACCGAAGCAGTCTCCTGTGGATGCTGCATCGACGCCTAACACTATCGGCGTCTTGTCACCCGGAATCAGAGGCTCCAGACTAGGATCATAGCAGTTGTTCCAGCTAATCATCGGGACAAAGTCAGACTCATCTCCTACCCAGACGTTACGGTGGAATCTGTTGTATGCATTAGGTGGTAGCTGGGCTTCCTGCTCTCTGTAGTAGCGTTCGCCAGCTACACCCCTGAGCCAGGGCATACGCCGGGCTACAATCTCTTCGTCCCAGTACATAAATAGACCAGAAGCCTCGTTGACCCAGATCGGTACCGAGGCTTCTGGGTCCCCTCGCAGCTCCTCGAAGGCGAACAGAAAGTCGTCGTAGGTTTCTCCAACTTCGTTTCTACAGACAGCTTTAGCGAACTCGTCATTGGTAAGCTGTCTTGATTCTTTGCCCTTATCGTACAAGCTACGAAGTAAGTCACTACCGCCGTCGTAGCCAGCGTATGTATCTACCCAGCGAATAGAATCTGGTAGAGTGGGCACCGGCGTAAGCTCGTTCCAGAACTCTACCGCCTCCCGGGTTTCAAAGCCCCAGAGTTCGGTCCAAAGCGTCAGAGCCGGTGCACCACCTGCTTCACCCGCGGCATCTACTCCTACAGCTTCGATTTTGGTGCCTGACTCCAGGCAGAGTGCGTACGTGGTAGCTACTTTCCAGCGATCTCGTAGTATGTCTCGCTTCTTGTCATAGCCTGGAGTAAGGGCGATACTGTTCTTAATGAAAGCAAAAGCTCGTTCTGTTGCTTGTCTTTCGTCGTTGCCTAAGCAGAGTATCGAGCTGTAACTTGTCTGTGTCTCTGCGAACCAGCGTCCTACAGCTGCGCCGATAGTTGTCTTGCCAGACTTTTTCACTGTGGAGAAGATAATCGTGGTATAAGGGAAGTGGTCTGTCTTGTCTCGCGTGAATGCGAAACGTAGAATCCCTTTTTGGTGCAACATTAGGTTCAAAAGTGTGCGATCTCTGCCAGCTGGGACGTAGAAGTTTGATTCGATCCAGTCACAGATGTCGTCGTTCTGCCCCCGCTCTAAGGTATTCAGCCCTAGCAAATCAGAAGGTCTGTGCAGCTTCGTAGCGACGGCACTCACCCTGTCACGTCCCTTCGGAAACTACTGTGACTCAACTGATGTAACAGCATATCCATCGATAATCCTGTCGGCGCCTTCGGCGAAGCGATGTAGTCGTTCTTGCTCACTCGAAATTACGTTAATCTGTATAAACAAATCGCAGAAAGGTTGGACGACGTTATTCACAACAGACGTAACGATTTCCCTTCGCTCTGTTACTTCACCTACAGCCAACCTTTCGATCTTCTGTCCGACCTCAGCCAAGCGTACAACATCGTTTGCACCAACTTCGATCGGCGAATTGTCGTCCGTCATCAGAGCAAGCTTCCTTCGAGCAATATCTTGCATTGCCCTCCCGAGCTCAGCCTGCTTGAGACTCATCGTCTCTTTCGTATCGATAATTGCGCTAGCAATGGGGTCGCCGAGCTTCTTTTCCAGCTCGATAACTCTCTCAACCCAGTTATACGATCGAGAATACTCCTCGATCGTCCCGGGAGCAATCTTTACACCCATCGCCCTAATAACTTCGACGAGCTTAGCTTGAGAACGAGTCGGACCAAGAAGAAAGTAGTACCCGAGGAAAGTCTCAGCTCTAGCTACGGCCTGTGCCTGTGATCCCAACCTGACCTACCTACTAGAGTAGCGAAGGTAGAAGGAAGAGGCTCATTATCCCACTGGGACCTTCCGCTTTCGCGCCGTCGTGCCTCTACAACGAATATAGTCCCGCGTATATCCCTCTACCTTCGCTACTTATGATTATACGGTACCTCTCGCCAAAGCTCAAGTGTTTCCACAAAGTCCTTAAGTTTCCTTACAGGATCCGAGGCCTAAGTCGAATGAGTCGTAGTAGTAATTGTGTCGTAGTAGTAGTAATGTAATGGGGGGCCCTTTAGGGCCCCCATTACTACTACAGCAATTACTACTACGACATCAGTAGGCCTCGTAGTAGTAATTCGAGCGAAAAACCCCTATTATTACTACTACGACAATTACTACTACGACAATTACTACGCCAATTACTACGACAGAGAACACTTGATTCGACTCTCGGCACCCGCTAGACTTTAAGTACGATGGAAAAAGAGCTAGAAGTCGCCATTGACAGCATCAAGTCAGAACACGTTCATCATGTCATTCAGAAGGCAGTCTGGGAAAGAGACAGACTAATTACCCGACTTCGGGTAGAGCTCTTCTTGTCAATTCCTTCGAGTTCGATGTTCACGCTAGCCGAAATTGCTCGAGCTACAGGAGAAACAAAAACTGATATCGAAAGAGTTCTCAAGGCTCTCGCAGACGAAGTCGAAGGGCAACCAGCAAACCCTCGAGACATAATGGTTTCGAAGGACAAACTAAGATACGGCTTTCGAGGAACACCAACAAAACACGCTCAGCAAGTCGAAGCCCCAACTAAGCGAAAAACAGTCACAGAACGTGTCAGGGACTTTCTCCTTCTAGAACCAGCTCCTCACACTGTCGCCGAGATTATCGCCAAGACAGGAGTATCAGACTCTAGCGTACGAGAAGTCCTCCGTCAGCTTCTACAGAGTAAGCTAGTTACTCAAATCGACGGGCCTTACAAGAACAGCCCCTACGAGTACAAAAGCTTAGACCTAAACTCGGGGGAACAAGATGGCGATGGACAAACGACAAACTAGACGTCTCTTGAATGCGGTGAGCGCCATCGTCGGTGCTAGGGAATGCCAGAGTTTACAGATATCCCGCAGGAGTTGGGACTTCGACATCATAACGGATGGCGAGGCCGTGTACCGGCAATTAGAGGCAGCCTACAAGGATTGCTTAAAGTCCCTCCGACCGACGGGGGATGACCCGAACTACGACACTATAGACAGCTAGAAGACGAGTTGTCTCTCCTACAGCTAAAACGACGAAACCCCGCGAAATCCTGCGTTTTGAACAACTAAAATTCCCTGTACAATTCTTCAAGTACTTTTCGTATAATCGGTCAAGTGACAGAGAACCCTTGATAAGCGTCTCTCTATCATCTATACTTATTATATGGGAGGTAACGTAAAATGACTACTGACGGGTGGACTCCAGAAAAAGTCGCTAAGCTGGCGCGTAGTCTCAAGCAAGAAACGTTCAGCAAGCAAGATCTCTGGCGTGCGAGCGGGACAAAAGACTCCGGCTACTTCGCAATCGTCGAAGCCCTTGAGCCCTCGGCTCTGTTCGAGCACGTCAGCCCGAACAAGTGGCGACTATGCAAAGCCAAAGCTGCGTAAGCCTAAGCTCGAACACTGGGGGCTGCCTTCGAGCAGCCCCCAACTTTTCTCCTACTACAGTAAGGACTTGACCTTCCTCTCGAGGCCCCCTATAATTATAACAACACTTTAGAAAGGAGCTAACAGCATGGTTCTCTCGAATAGTCAACTCTTCACAATCACTCTACTCGCAGTCAGCATTAGCTTCCTCGTCTACGTCTTCGCTTGGCCCCCTGACCCTATATACCGACATGCTGTTCAAGCTTTCGCTGCAGGTCTAGCACTAGGCATAGCGTTAGCACACCGAGAGGAGAAACGAACATGACAGAGGGTCACTATCACGAAGAAATGGTGTCTGATGAATTGCTGCAGCGACTCGAGGGAGCTGCAGCATCGCACGAAGTCAGCATAAATCGCCTGTCGAAGGACAAAGGTAAGACGCGTGTTGCTATCAGCAGCAGCCGCGTCGACTTGAGTGCCTTCTGGGAATCTGTTAGAGCAAGCAAATAGTGGGGTTAGACGACCATGCAGACTGATTGGCGAATCGAACGTGACAACGACTTGTGGGTGAAGATTCTTAGTGGTCACGGCATGAACGGTCGAATGATAGCTGATTGCCTTACAGAGCAGGATGCTGCTCTGACTGTTCGTGCTGTAACTTGTCATCGCGACCTCATAGCGGCGCTGGAACACTGGATAGCCCGAACGCTTTTGTTATCTGGTCGTTGGCCGTGTCCCGAATGTGACAGAGCTTCACTAGATGTTAAGAAGCAATCTATTCAGCATAGCGATGGTTCTCTGCATGGGTGCTGGCTCTGCAATACAGAGAACTTACGCGAAGAAACTGCCGCCGCGCTCGCAGAGGTCAAAGAAGTCACAGAACAGCTACAGACGCAAATCGACGAAGGTATCGCGAGACGTAGCTAGCCTTATTAGACATGAGAACAACGATCAGGCTCCCTCAGCAGATCTGGGTTCCCAGAAACGTTAACGGCGAGCCTTCTACCGACAAACTGATTCCCGTTACTAACTACGGTATGAAGCCTTGTGGCGGGATTTGGACATCGACGTACCTCGACGAAGGAGTATGTGGCTGGGTTCAGTGGTGCCTCGACGGCTCACCTGGTTGGGTTGAAAGAAAGCCTGGCTGACTCCTCGAGCCACGAGTTGCCGACATTTACGTAGTAGATTCCTCCTCAGACTTGTTTGAGCTAGTTCGATTGTACGGCAAAGAATCCGTACACAGCCTCGATTTCGAAGCAATGATACGAGACGGCGTCGAAGGCATCCACTTAACAGAAGCTGGGCAGTATAGTACGTGCCAGAGACTCGACGGCTGGAGCTTATATGGCTGGGACTGCGAGTCAACAGTCTGGTTCAACTGGTGCTTTGAACGTATCGAATCCCTTGGTACGTTCGACAGCAAACCTGCTCACTTTACACAAGTAACTCAATTGTTAACTAGAGAATTCGCCTGATGAAACACAGTTTACTTGATTAGGCCCCTCGAACCTTTTAGACTCAATGTAATGGAGGTCGAAATGCATTCAGACGATGAAATTGAGGTCGGTAACACAGTCAACTATGCTGGCGGCGTTGTCGAGGCAGTTGTCCTGGCTATCGGTCCCGAGTGGCTGCTGGCTAGAATGCCGTCAACGGGCCAGCAAGTACAGTGGCTGGTGAAGAATTGCCACCGAGTGGGGCCGATAGCACCGGAGCCGGTCGTGCTGACGCCGAAGTACAGCAAGGATCAGCGCGTCAAGGTGAGGAATGGCGACGAGGTAACAATCGCGCACCCCTTCATCGCCTATAGGACTAACTACAACTTCACCTACACAGAAGACCAACTCGAACCCGTCCCTGAGCCATGCGACAAGTGCGGGAAGTAATCGATGACTATAAAGCTGGAATTCTTCGTCGTCGCAAACAGTAACGTGGCTCCGTTTGTATCCGACAAGAGCGAATACTTCATCTCGGCGGAGTCGGCTAACGTGGCGCTTGAGGAGGCACGGGCAAAGTATTGCCATCCGTGCGGACTCTATGCCATGAGCGTCTATAGAGACGCTAACGCCTACCACAAAGGCGAAGAACCGTTGGCGAACTGGCTCTCGGAACGAGCAATAGAGCGAGGAAGGAGACGCGAATGATCGACGTGAACGAACTCCCGAGCGAGTTTCAGAAGGCAACGGCTAGCCGGCTACTTAGTCGTCTAGCAGCAAACAGTACGTTCCTCGGTTCGATGCCTCGGAAAGTCAGAGCCTGCAAGTCCTACGAAGAAATGTCAGCACTCATCAAGAAGCTACAACGCGAAGTCTACGACTTGGATGTTCTACCAGGTCAAGAAACCGTCTGCAGCGAATGGCATCGAGGGTAAGAGAGACGATGCTAGTCAGAGTTAGAGGCTGCCTCAGCAATTCTGCTACGTTAATGCCGGCACCCGTAGGTAGCTGCTACGTCTACGGTACACTACCAGAACCCGACGAGCCCCTCTACGCACAGGTTGACGACATCTTTTGCATATGGATGAAACCATTTACTCCTCCCTGCGTCGAGGTTCTGATCCTCGTCCCAATCGACATCATCGAAGAAGTTACTCATACGTTTAGCGAGAACTAGCATGAAAGGAGAAGCCATTGAGGTGATCAAAGTTACAGTCACTACCGAAGTCAAGATCGAGCACCCACCACCTAAACACAAAAAGCACGTACCGTGTCTAGTGTTCACTATCCACCCACCCAAAGAAAGGAACAAGTAGAATGGCAGTAACGATCAACGATCTTCAGAAGGTCAGAATCGATATCGCTGTCACGGATGCCGAAGGCAACCCAGCAGCAATTGAAGGTTCACCTCAATGGGCTATCGACAACGTCGAAGTCGCAACACTCGAGCTTGCCGAGGGCGGTTTGAGTGCTGAAGTCATTTCGACCGGTGCCTTGGGTCAAGCAACTCTCACTGTCAGTGCGGACGCTGACCTTGGTGAAGGCATCAAGACGATCCAGGGCGATCTGCTCATCGACGTCGTAGCCTCAGAAGCTACGGGCGTTACTCTTACTGCAGGCGAACCAGGGCTTCGGTAAGCTGCCTGTGCCTGCTGCTTTACAGTCTCTCCTAAAGCAGCAGGGACATGAAGACAATGGTAGTAACGAAGAACGAAGCCAGAGCCCTTGATCTAGGTCTCGCCGCCGCTATTCCTCTTCTACAAATGAATGCTGGACGAAAAGAGGGTCGAGTTGCCAGAAAACTGCTGAAAGCGGCAGAAAGCGCTCAGAAGAAGTTAGAGGAGATGCTAGAATGAACCACTTGATACTAGCGACTACACTCAATTCACTAGCGATAATCCTACTAGGGATTGCAGTAATCTCTCTGGCGCTGAAATGAAAGAGGCAACCGTAGAGAAAATCGTCGAGGGGCTCTTCATCTACATTTTGATAGTTGTCCTCGGGATGAGTGCTATCGTGCTGACAGCAGTGCCAGTCGCAGCAGTCATTGCTCTACTGAGGTGGTGGGCGTGATAAGATGAAACCGTCGCCAGGAGACATGGTCTACGTGAAGTCAGACAAGAGTCTAGGTGACTACGCTTGGGCTGGAGGAAAAGTCGGGATCGTAATCTGCGGAACAAAGCCTCCAAGTCCGAAAGACGCCATCGGCAGCTTCGTCGCGAAGCTGTTCCGCGGAACTTGTGATAAGCACCACTTTCATAACGTCTCAGTAGATCGTCCAGACGTCAAGGGTGGCTACACCTACGCGTACGTCGACGAGAGTCTACTGACACCTCACACATGTAACGAATTCTGCCCGATACATACTTGTCGTCGAGGAGCATGGACAGGATGAGTAGAATACTCACTATCGGTACGGAAGTTGTCATTAGAGACGAGAAGGTCAAGATCATCGCTATGACATTCTACTGGGCTACAACGTGGGCAGACAGCGATCTCGTCTGTACTTTCGAGCGAGCCGACGGGACAACCTTCAAAGACGTCTACTACCACATCGAAAGAGCAATTGCGTTCTCGAACTAGGAGGCCTTGAGTGAGTGAACTGACAAAGTGTAACTATTGTACCTTGCAAGGTATCAAGCATCGAGAAGAGAAGGATGGAGCACAGGTGGTTGTCAGACAAGACCAAGGGATGCTTCAACCCGTTGTGGTCTACCCAGATAACAGCGAGAAGAAGATAGGCGCTTGGTTCATGGAGCTGACTGACTACTGCTGCTGTTAGAGAGGTATCTGATGGAGCTACCACTTGATGCAGGACTCAAGATCAAAGCTGGTCGAGGCTCGGTAGCTCATATAGTCCGACGTATCAGTAACTACGGTTACTCGATCTACGCAGATCCCTTCTGTGGGAACTGGCTCGCAGCTGGATGGGGAATTGTCGGTCACGACTTCAAGCCTGTCTGCAAGATGTGTGAGAAGATCGTAACTGCCAAAAAGGAAAAGCTAGCATGATCATAGCAAAGCTAGTCGCAGTTTGGCTGTGGTATTACAGAAAGTGTGTCCATCAGACGACCTTTGACCAGCGTTTGAAGATTCACATACGAAGAGAACTGAAAAGAGAGCAGGCCCAGCTAGAAGAGATACGAAGTTTGAGACGTACGATACTCGATACTATGAGAGAGCTAAATGAGTAAGCAGGTCTTCAAAGCAGTAGGAGTACGGAAGTGAAGCTCTTTAGACGGCGACAATCTTGGGAGTTCGGCTTCTGGGACGAGAAGTGGTTCTTGTTTCGCAAGTGGTTCTTCTCGACAGTTCGACGATGTCCATGCGGCTGCAATTGTGGGAGCTGTCGAGAAGGACGCCATCGAGGGCGAACTTGGGGCTGGACTGTACCAAACTGGAAGCTTTCAGCCAAACGTGCAAGAGGTCGTGGCGGAATTCTGCTCCCCGAGGAGCTCTCGTACTTCGAAGATCTGAGCCTTGGCTAGACGACCATACGATCAAGCACGCCGACGGGGCGTTAACATCTCCCTCAACCTAGAGCTCTGGAAGGAGCTCAAAGTCTCTGCGATCAGACAGAACATCCCAGCGTATGTAGCTCTGGAACAAGCCATAAGGGATTATCTTGCCCAAAGTAAGACCGGTCTCCCCACCGAGGCCGAGATGGCTGACCTTCTACCAACAGTATGATGTTTCAGTAGAAGGTAGACCAAACGAGGATGGGTGGGAGGGGATCAACTGCGTCCTGCCGACACACCCAGGTCGTGATACAGAGAAGAAAGCTGGGGTCAACCTTGATTCGGGAAGCTATCTCTGCCACAAAGAGTCGTGCAGAACGGCCTACGTCAGTCAGCTCAGCAAGCCTTCAGAATCTCGAGCTCTTACTCCACGCGAATTCCTTATCATTGCTCATAATCTCTCACCAGCCGAAGCTCAGTCTGTCGTCGAGAACTATAGACTCGCAAGAGTCGATACTGAGTTTAAGGCAGATGATCAAGAAACGAAGCACTTTGCGTACTTGTCAACGTCGATGGGTGAATGGATGACAGCGTGTCAAGAAGCTCTCGACCCGTCTCTAGATGTCGTTCATGAATACTTAGCGTCTCGAAGTCTCAAGTACGATACGCTCGTTGATGCACGTCTCGGCTACGACGACAGTCGTCTACTGTTTCCCTACTACGAGCGAGACAGACTCACCGGCATTAAAGTTCGTACGATCGACGGACGAAAAGGCTCGATTAAGAACAGTCACTTCGGTCTCTACAATCTAGACAGTATCGACGAATCAGAATCACGAACTTGTCTTATCACTGAAGGAGAGACCGACACATTAAAGACGAAACAGATTCTCAAAGATCGCAAGATCAACGCTGTTGTTCTTGGCACGTCTGGAGCTCACTTCAAGCATGAGTGGGAACGAGATCTGACTCGCTTTACTAGGATTATCGTCATCCCTCATGCTGACGACGCAGGAGACAATCTTGTCAAAGATCTCAATCGCGTCGTTCAGAGTCGACTCGAAATTGCTCGATTGCCATTCCCACCAAGATCGCGAGGGAAGGACATCGTTGACTTTTGTGCTTGGTGCGGAGAGAATTTGCTCGTTGAGCAGCTTGCTCTCAGTGGTATTGACCCGAAGCCCAGACCTAGACTCATGACACTTACGGACATGTTCGAGCTAGCTCAAGTAGAACCGATATGGATCGTCCCTGGGCTTATCGAGGCAGAACAGAAGTTCCTCATTTCTGGCAACCCGAAGACTCGCAAGACATTTATCGCCATCGAGCTGATGGAGGCCGTAGCAAACTGCACAGCGTTTATGGGCTTTGCAGACTGGACGCCTAACGAGCCCGGCAACGTTATGTTCGTCGAAGAAGAAGGTCCTAGAAGAGAGCTAGCTGTACGCGTAGCTAAGATCTTCGGTCAGAACGGGACAGATCGTGTTAGGATCATTCATCGTGAAGGAGTGAAGTTCGACGATCCAGTTGCGCTGTCGCTGTTACGACAAGACGTCCTTCGATTCAAGTCAAAGCTCCTGATTATCGATCCGCTAGCGTCAATCCACACAGGTGATGAAAACGATGCGACTGCTATGGGGATTGTAATGAACGCAGCGAACTCGCTGCTTCGAGCTTTGCCAACCATGGCGATTGGAATCGTTCACCACTCTGGCAAGTCGGGGCCCGGAGCTAGAGGCTCGAGTGCAATCTGGGGAGCCGTCGATACCGAGATACGAGTTGAAAAGCGTGCAACGGGAACGACAAAGATCAAGATTGAAGGTCGCAGCTTTCCAGACGACAGCTACGACAAGATGGAGTTCATTTTCGACTACGCAACGGGACGACATCGTCCAGCAGAACTGATTACAGATATCGGACGTGAAAAGCTCTCGGGACAGAAAGCAGTGACGGACCAGATTGCGCTGTTCTTCGACGACAGTCCTGACAAATCGTTTACGCTAGCTGAAATCTGTACTCAGACAGAAATGACAGAGAACGCAGCTCTTAAGTCAATCAAGCAACTCCTTCGATCAGGAGCTATCGTTCAGATCGAAACCACGAAGAAGAACGTCCCGCTCGAGTATCAGAAAGCACAAGATGATGAATGAGTATAATCGACGACGTGAAGAACTTGATCGAGCGATAACGTCTCTACTCACGTTCAGTGACAGTTATGGCTGGTGGCTACAGACCGAAGGATCAAGAGACTTTCATGCATGGGTTGGAGCTGCCCGAGACGTTTCTCGAGCTGCTCAAAGTCTAGCTGAAATCAAAGCTCAACGAAAGTACTTAAGATGGTTCTGTCGACTGTCTGTACGCACCACTGGATGATCGAGACTGAAGCACGACTCGACAGTCGCTACCATGGTGACTGCAAGTTCTGTGAAGCTCACGAAAGCTGGTCAACTCAACCTACGGTGTATGGTCTCACAACTTGGGATCGCACCAACCATGAAGACGACGGTCTACGTCGTTGGCTCGAGAGCGAACTCGACTATAAGCTCTCGCAGGCTAGTTAGCGGCTCGCTCGCAAGAGCAGTCGGAAGGGAGCGAATGAGAGATGAAACCAATCATTAAGGACGCCTTAGAGGCGGCACTTCATGCCCTCATAACTATCGAGGGTACGACAGGAGCTGATCTCAGTGCATATGGTGACGCGCAGTCGAATGGTTGCGACGCAAACGGAGCGTGGGATTGCCTCTGTGGAGCGTCGTGGACAATCACAAATGCGCCGACGATTGATCTTGTTCGCAGAGCGCTTGGCGAGGCCATCAGCGAATCGAGGTCAGCCTGAAGTGGACAGCCCTGCTTGCCCTCGTAGCCGTCTGCGGACTGCTAACCTTGACCGCGAGTGGGGCCTGCAAGGAAAGAGAGGTAGCGAATGAACCACTGGTTAATCCTGCTTCTAACGATAGTAGCGATGTGGGCTATTGTGCTGGTGTTCATGTGGTGGCGGACAACGGAGAAGTGGGACTGGGCGAGTGCCGAGTTGAAGCCGCTACGTACTGTACCGCAGGAACCGCAACTTCACACGCATCCGAAGCCCTTGCAGTTCGCCGAGACGGGGGACTTCTTGGATCACTTGGCAACAGTCGAGCAGCGGGTGACAGCGCTGGAGGAGGAGATGGGTACGGACGATCCGACCCGCTGGACGCTCAGGGATCGGATAGTGGGGCTGGAGCAACAGATAGGAGTGCTCCAGAGGGCGGCTACACCATCACAAGTTACGGAGAATCCTACAACGGGCAGCCCCTCGGATGCTCAGGGGCAGGGGTCTACTCTTCGTCCAACCCACAGATACTCGCCGTCGGGCCAGCCAACTACGACCGGTGGGGGTGTGGTGCCCATCTACGAGTCTGTGGAGCCAACGGATGCCAAGACATGATCCGCGTCGATAGTTGCCCGGGTTGTAGCGAGACCATGCTTGACACGTCGGAGTCCGGCTACGCCGCCCTCTGCGGCGAGGACAGCAGCGGGCCATGCCCGGTGGGCGTTGAGGAGATGCCATGACAGGTCGGATTGAAGCAGCGAAGTACAGGCTCGCCGTTAGACTCTTGATGCTGGAGCCTGGAGAAACTGTCCTCGTGGTAGGCCCAGCAGCCAAGGA